ACAAATGTTACTTCATCTCCTAAAGTTGGAGTTGCTGGTAACGTTGCTGTGTACGATCCACTCGATGTATCTACAAAATATCCTTCACCAGCTACAGCTGTAAATGTAGTCGTTTTTAACTGCTTGGCCATGATGTTCCGCCTGAAACATCCTGTGAAAGTTAAGTTACCACTACCGTCTGTTTTAATAACTTGATCTGCTGTACCGTCTGCACCTGGTAATGTAAATACTACGTTAGTTGTAACAGTAGTAGGTGCTTGTAATCCTACGTATTCTCCACCTGTACTATCTGATAATCTTAGATCACCTTGTGCACCAATTTTGTAAATTTGATCCATCCCAAACTAAATTAGATGTACCTGCAAAAGTATCTGAGCTGTTGAATTGTACTTGAGTATTAGAACCACCTGGTGTTCCTAGTGGTACTTCATTTACATTTGTACCATCTGAATAAACTAATTTCGAACCTTTATCAGTAGTAGCAAAAGTAACACCTGTTCCTGAACTTGTTTTGAAAGCTAAAGTGTATGCACCACTTGTTCCATTATTTAAGATATAAGTTTTTTCAATTCCATTTGGAATAGTAACTTGTGAATTTGCAGATAGAGTTCCTGTAAATTTTAAAACTGCATTTCTTGCATTTGATATAGTTGCATCCGTCATTAACAAAGATGTATTTGTTGATGTTAATGATACAGCTTGGTATCCTGCAATCGCTTGTTGTAATAAGTTTAAATTGGTATTTGTTTTATCGCCCCATGTTCCCGAGTTTTCACCCGTTACCATTAGTTCGAGTTTAAGGTCTGTAGAATAACTTGATGCCATATTAATCCTTTGTGCTATATTATCATTATTAAGCTGCTATATCAACTTCAGTCCAAACATTTGATGCTCCCGTTGATATTTCTGTCCAAGTGTTTGTGACATTTGGATCAACTTCCTGCCATGCTTGTATTTTATCGGCACCTAGACTTAGTGTCAATGATTGGCCCGAAACTGTAACATTTGCATTAGCTACCGTAGTTACTGAGCCTATTGCTGAAGTCATTGCAATACCTGTAACTTCTGCCACGACTACCGCATCAACAGTACCTATTGCTGAAGTAAGTGCTTGTCCAGTTAATGTTAAATTAGCATCACCTGTTATGCTTATTGAGCCTAAATTAGAAGTTAGTGAAATACCTGTAACATCAACAGGTGTATTTAAATCAACTGTTTCATCACCAATATTTGAAGTTAAACTTAATCCTGTTTCTGTAACATTAGCATCAGCTGTAATTGCAACTGAATTAATTGTTGTACTTAATAAACCAGCTGTTGTTACTACAGGGCCTACTTCTATTGATTCTGAAACTTGTCCTATACCAGTATTTAATGCATTTTCAGTAGCGTTAATAGTTATGTTACCATCTGCATCTAAGTCTACCGCACCGATAGTTGAAGTTAATGTAATACCATTTAGTGTAGCTATTGAATCTGCGTCAAAGTCTATTTGACCAATATTAGAAGTTAATACATTGCCATTAACATTTACGTCTGCGTTTGCAGATGTAGTTACTGAACCTATTGCTGAATTTAATGATTGGCCTGTTACATTTGCTGCAACACCAATTGATATGTTAACTGATCCTACGTTTGAAGATAGTGTTGGTGTATTTGCACCTTCACCCCAATTACCTTCGCCCCAAGCAGAATTGCCCCAAGTATCGAAGCCTACTACTACGGCATTATCACCCCAGGCTTGTTCGCCCCCAATTATTTGAACCCCAGGATGATGCTGCCATTAAAAACCTCTTAGCTTATTCTTAGAATAGCTGCAGAGGTTGTGAAAGCTGGGAATTGAATTGTAAATGTTCCGCTTGTAGCTGTTTTATCTCCACCAAAGTCTAGTACAGCAACCGCTGTGTTTGAATTTGATGTATTGTAGATCAACGCACCTCTAGCAGTTAAAGTTACGTTAGTAAAAGATAAAATTTGAAAAATCTACGATTGCAACATTTGATGCAACCGAAGTTCCACCATTAACTAGTTCCTTTCCTCCAGCAGTGTAACCTGCAGGTGAAGATGTTTCAGATCCAGTTGTATATGAAGTTGTAGATTTTCCTAAAGTTGCTGCAGAAGTGTACATAGCTAACTTAAACACGCTTCCTGTTGAAGCTGTAAAGTCGTGCTTACCTTCTAATAATTCTTTTTTAAAAGAATTTGCAATTGCGTTTGTTGTTATTGCCATTTTAATGTCTCCTTAATATTAATATTATGGTGATGGTGATTCGACTTTAAGTCTAGGTACACCATCGTCAAATTCTGCTCTTCTTCTTCTGCCCATTTGTTGAATAGCAAAAGATTGCATAGCTTCATCATACCTTTGTCTGTATAAGTTGTAAAGATCTGTAGGTCCTTTTAGGTATGAAAAAGCTTCTACTAAAACACCATACAATAACAAAGCTTCTTGATACGTCGATAAAAACGTATTTGTAGTTGAGTTAAAATGAGGTGGGTCTTTAATAAAATTAATTTGAATTGTATATGTGCTATCTGGAGTTGGAGCTACAGCTAAAGTGAAATCATCCCAATTAGCCCAATATTTAGGTTCTCCTGTTGCACCTGAGCTATTATATTCAGATATAAAACTTGTGTCTCTTTTTTCTAAAAAAGTTCTAGTAGATCCATTAATACTTTGCACTGATCTTAAAATTAAACAATCAGCAGGTAATGAAACATATCTATTACTAGCTGTAAATGTAGAAGTAGAATAACTTTCTTAAATCATCGTAATCTACTTTACCTGCTATATCTAATTCAGTATTCCTAATAAACTGATCTAAGATACTATCGGTTAATACTGAACTATCTACCTCTGTGTAGTTTCTTACTTGTGTTAAAAAATTTGAATATGTAATTGCCATTATGTTATTACTACAGTTACGTTATTTAGTCCCATTAATAATTGTCTTCTTCTATTTTGTTCTGCTCCATTGTCTGGTTGCATACCATTAGATAAAAAAGCAAATTCACCTGGAAGTGTTAGATTAGCTACACCTACTGTAATTCCACCTGAATCAGCTAACACACCATTTATATTAGTTGGTTGTTGAAATTTTTGTGATCTAGTATTTTGTAAAGCAATCGCATCAGGCTTGTGATAAGGCGGATCAAGTTGTGGATGCTTTGGTTCAAATTCAGATATATGTACTAAAGAACCATTCCACTCTTTTACCATTTCTGTGTAAGGAAATGCTTGTCCTGATCTATCTGATATAGCCTGTGATCGTTTTCCGCTTGCGTATGCCATTATACTCCATCTCCATAAAATGTTTGTGGTGAAATAAATACTGAAGTCTCCGACTCAGTTGACCATCTTCAGTTAAAGCTCTTTGTAATTCATCTTCATACAATAATCTTAATTGTTCTGTTTTTTCTGGTGTGTGTTTTAATGATAAATAATATGCAAGACCAGAAGTTAAACAAGGTAAATATCTATAGACAACATCTGGTGTATTAGTGTAAGCTCCTACGTCTTCTATTCTTGCAAGATAATAAAATTTTAATTGATAATTAGATCCAGAAAAACTTGATCCCGGTGTTTGATATAAAAGTACACTAGGACTAGTTGTTCTTTGAACATAATATTGTGATGGTGTTCCTTGTGATAATTTATTTGGAATTGCAGCATAAGCTGATCTATCTATTTTACTTAGTGTTGTATCAACAGGAGCTGTTGCATCACTATTATTTCTTACATATGCTTCTAATACATCATTAATATCATTTGGAAAATTTGATGCATCGCTTGCATAATTATATTCTGCTTGACCTTGAACTAAAGGAATAGTTGCTTGTTTAACTTTCCAAAGATGTATTCCTCTATTACCCCATTCAGATAATAAAATATTTAAAGAACGTCTTGCACCTTTTAAATGATAACCAGTACGACTACCACCTACTCCAGCTCTTTCATAAGCTTCTTCAATTATTTCATCGATCTCTAAATCGAATGATGTTGTACCAGAGGTAGCCATCTGTCCTCCTATTTATCTATAAACAATGTAACTGTTAATGCACTACTATTTGCTGTTACACCAATTCCATCAACAATTGCTGTTCCATTAGTTGAAGCATATAATACTCCATCTTCAGGAATATTTAAAGTTTCAGTTGCACCTGCACCAACAGATATTGGAATATATACACCTGTGTTAGTTGAAGAACTAACATTTGTTGCATTCGCTAATCCATTAATAATACAAGATCCTGAACTTCCAGTTGATTGAATCATATATCCTCTTAATCTTGTTCTACCTGTGAATAGAACTGCATTAGTAGAAGATGATGCTACTACAACTGGTTTTACGTCTGATTTGTAACTCATAAATTTTATCTCCTAAATTTTAGGAGCACCCGAAGGTGCCCCATAAATTATTATTCGCTTGGTTTGCCGTTATCTTCAACTGTGTAGTAAATAGTTACTAAAGTAGTTGATGATAGTGTAGAAGATGCAACACCTGCACCATAAACAGTTGAATTAGCTGTTAGTACAGTATTAGTTGCAGTTCCTAATGAACCATTAACTTTACCTGATTGAAAACCATTAGCACTTAATGCAGAAGCAAGAGTTGTTGCTCCAGCACCTGAAGTTGAAGTACCAAGATTAATTGTTTTGTCTGCTGCACCAGTTGCGTTGTGAGTTACATCCATAATTCTAGCGTTGTCCGGTAAAACTACAGTGCCTCCACCAATGCCTGTTACAGCTGCATAAGTTGAAGTAGAACCATCTACTACAACCTCTGCTGCAAGAACTACTGTTCCAGGATATGTATCTTTTTTATCCTGACCACCGTGAGATCTTACGATTCCTTGAAAGGTATTTGTTGCCATATTATTATCCTCCTAGTTTATAGAATACTGTCTCTA